GGTGATGATTACATAAATCAGTATGTAGATGTTGATTTGTTGTATGAACCAAAAAATGGCTAGACCGGCATGGACAGATATGGGAGATTGCATCTGTGTCGGTGGCTACAGGTATTAGCCCTAAAGATTTATTAGAGGTTGATCCGGCAATCTATCTTGCCATCAAAGCAATCTTGCAAGAGAGAAGCCAACAGTCCAAGACAATGAGGCGTAAATAATGGCTGAGGTAGATAGATCACTAAAAGCTGTTTATGTTGCAGACCTTGATCGCATCTTGGCCACAATGAAAAAAATAGAGCCTGAATTACAAAAAGAATTTAGAAAAGAATTACGCAAACAAATTAAACCTGTTGAAAGATTAGCTGAAAGTTTTGTGCCATCTCAACCTTTCCCTGGATGGCGTGAAACTAAGCCGTATTACCCAACCAATTGGGGTTGGGCGTATGACACTGAACATAGAGGTCGTACTTACGGCAAGACAAACAAATCTAGATGGCAATGGTCACAAGCTGAGGTAAAAGCCGGCATACAGGTGACAAGTGCCAAAACAAAAGTCCAAAGAATTAAAGGCACAACTTTTGCAGTCACAGCTTTGGCCTTAGTAAATAAATCAGTACCAGGCATCATTTATGAATTAGCAGGTTTTGGTACAGCACGCAGTAGAGGCAAAACTAGGAGAGTCAGCCGCAACCGCAATGCTAGTAATGACTTTATCGCTAAAGTAAATGCGACAGGTGGAGCAGCTGAAAAAAGGCTTATTTACCGGGCATCATATCGGTTAGGATCTCAAGTCAATGCTAATCTTGTGACAGTGTTGAAAAAATACCTGGGCGAAAACTTTAAGGATTAACTGTGGCACTAAGTCAGAATGTAGTAGTCAATTTTCTAACCAAGTTTGATAAAAAGGGTTTAGATAGGGCTACAAAAGAGCTTAAAGGATTTGACAAAACTGTAGCTGTAAGCAAAAAAGCCCTCAAGGCCGGTCTGTTTGCAGGTGCGGTGGGTGCTGGTTTTGCATTACTAAAACTTGGTAAGAGTTCTATAACCGCTGCCTTAGCTCAAGAAAAATTAGATAAATCCTTACGCTTAACTTTAGAGTCTATTGGTGCGGGTGGATTATTACCCAATGTCAAAGATTTTATAGATAATTTACAAAGAGTCACAAATGTTACTGAGGATCAGCTTGTCCCGGCTTTAAGACAATTGGTCGCTCAAACCGGTGATCTTGATAGCTCACAGTTTTTATTACAAAAATCTTTAGATATTTCAGCCGGTACTGGTGCAGATCTAACTCAGGTTTTGGATGCAATAACAAAGGCGGCGGTAGGTAACTATAAAGGCATTACTGCTCTAGGAGTCGGCTTCACTGCAGCCGAAGCCAAGGCTATGGGGTTTGAAAAACTTTTAATCAATTTAGACAAGTATGCGGGTGCAGCCGAAGCATCAACAGAGACTTTTGAAGGTCAATTAAAATCATTTAAAATTAGTGCAGGTGAGGCTACTGAAACTTTAGGCAACGGCTTTTTGATTGCATCCTCTTACATAGTAACTGGCACTGACAATTTGAAAACTTTTGGCGGGGTTTTGGAGACAGTCGCAGGTGGCCTTGGTGATGTGTTTATAGGCTTTGGCAAAACTGTCAGCGATAAAGGTTTTCTCAGTGCACTAAATACAACCTTTGAAGATCTTGGTACTGAGGGATTTAAGATAAGACAAAAACAATATCTAGCTGCTAAAGGATACCTAGGTTTATCTCAACAAACTATTGATGCCTTAGAATTACAAGACAAGTTTGGCAAGAAAAAATTAACACAAGATCAAATGTTGGCCAAAATACAGGCACAAATTCTTGCTAGACAAAAAGCAACTACAAAAGAACAGACTGCTCAAGCTGCCTTGGCTAAGAAAAAAGCAGAGATTGAGTCTATGTTTGACTTAGACCGGATTAACCTACAGGCCGCTTTAAGCCGCAAGTTAAATGCCGAAGATGAGCTGCGTGTAAAGATCCTACAAAAATTAAGAGACGGCACAAAAGAGGCTGTAGATGAAGCTCAAAGATATGCAGATGTTTTGAAGGTAATTGAGGATGGCAAAATTACTACAGGTGAAATTGATGAGCTTGCTAAAAAATGGGGCATGACTACTGTAGGTGTCACTTTATACATTCAAGAATTGTTTGCAGCCAATGAAGAAATTAAAAAGATGTTGGCTTTGTTAAGTCAAGTCAAAATACCCGAAGTGGGCAAACCTGTTGCTTCAATTCCAGCACCAACTATTATTGAACCAAAAAAATATGATCAAATTTTTAAAAATGTATATGAAGAATTGATTGCTGCCGGTAACACTGTTGCGGGTGCTAGATCTGGGGCGGGTGCTAGTGCAAGATTGACAGCTCAGGCTGATGCATACTTTAGGGCTAATCCAGACATCGATCCTTTGACAGGTGCAAGGCGTGTACCCATGGCAGATGGCGGCATTGTTACAAGACCAACACAAGCTTTAATTGGTGAAGCCGGAGCTGAAGCTGTCATCCCACTAGACCGCATGGGCAGCATGGGCACAAGAGTCACTGTCAATGTTGCCGGCTCTGTTATCTCAGAGGGTCAATTACAATCTGTAATACAAGATGTTTTGTATAACTTAAATCGCACTGGAGCTGTAACTCAATTAAGTAATCTAGGTAGATAATGCCGGCGGCAATATTTAAAGCTGAGATTGACTTTAGCAATGGAGCTAGTTTTGACCCTGCTCTTGTTCTTGATGATCCAGCTACACCCTTGGATGTGGCAATACTTGGTACCGCTGCAGCCGACATAGTAGATATAACAGACTTTGTAACACAGTGCTACATAAGGCGTGCCTTTAACAGATCCTCTGACTCATTTATTGGCGGCAGTGCAAAGATTGTTTTTGTAGATCAAACAGGTCAATTTAATCCTGCCAATACCTCATCACCCCTGTTTGGCAAAATTAAACCAATGCGTAAAATTCGCATGACCGCAACTTTTAACAGTACCAATTACAGCTTAGGATCTTTCTATGTGCAAGAGTGGAATTATCAAAGCCCTACAGGTTTTGATCCGGCTTATGTAACCCTAAATTGTGTTGATGGTTTTCAGCTTTTAAACTTAACTACAATTACCTCAGTCAGCGGCGGCACTGTTGGCCAAACTACAGCTCAAAGAGTCAGTAGCTTGTTAGACTCTGGAAACTGGCCAGGTGGCATGAGAGAAATTTCTACAACTGCAACTACAACTGTCCAAGCAGACAGTGGCAATTCAAGATCTTTGTTAGCAGCTTTGCAAGAATTAGAGCAAACAGAGGCCGGAGCTTTATATGTAGATCAAAGAGGCTTTGTTAAATTTATGTCAAGAGCAGACATTATTACAGACTCAGGTGGCACCTTAACAAAATTCTCAGATGTTCCTTTGTCAGGAGATGTTACTTATCAAAAGGTTGAGTTTGACATCTCTGATTATCAAATGATTAACAAGGTCACAGTCACGCCTGCCTCTCTTTCTGGACAGACTGCAAGTGATTTGACAAGCATTGACGATTATTTTCAACATTCAAGGGTTAGATCTGGCATTATGCAGACTGAGGCAGATGCCTTAAACCAAGCTCAAATGATTATTGCCTCAAGAAAAGAGCAAGGTGTTGATATACAACTTAACTCATTAACTATTGATGCCTATAGCCAAGAGGATCCGGCAAGGGTAACTGCAGCTTTAGAGCTTGACATTTTTAACCCTATAGAGGTTACTCAAACCTTGCCTGCAGGCAATGTAGTCAGTGACAGCGTTATAGCCGGGGTACAGTATCAAATCACCCCTAATTCTTTTCTTGTAACATTTTCATGTGCTCAACCTTTTGCTGTAGGTTTTTTGCTAGACTCAGCCGTTGATGGTTTATTAAATGAAGACATTTTGAGCTACTAGGAGATCCATGGCCACCTTTGTAACCGGACAAGTTTTGACCGCTGCACAAATGAACAGCATTGCTAACTTGACTGTCAGAGCTGTAACTACTACCTCTGATACTTTTGTAACTGCAGATGCAGACAATAAACTTATTACTTACTCAAACACAGGTAGCACAACAATTACTATCCCACCTAACAGCTCTGTAGCTATTACAACTGGATCAGTAATAAATTTAATTAAAATTGGTGCTACCGGAACAATGACTATAGTTCAAGGAGCCGGCGTAACTGTAGCCTCTGCCGGAGCAGTCTCTACAAGCCCCACAATTACTACAACTTTTGGAGCAGCAAGCTGTATAAAAGTAGCTGCAGATAGCTGGTATGTGGTAGGCCGGATAGCTTAATGTCTAGCGTAATATTGGGAATACTTGCATCATCCGGCGGCGGTGCGGCTGGCGCAGCTAATAGTTATGAATCTATTGCAACCACTACATTAAGTAGTTCTCAAGCAACTATTACTTTTAGTTCAATCCCTGCTACTTATAAGCATTTACAAGTAAGGGCTATTGCTAGAGGTACCTTTAATGGTAACTTAGTTTCATTTAATATGAGATTAAATGGCGAAACAGGTGCATTTTATTCTGCACATCATTTAGGTGGAGATGGTGCAAATCCTTATGCTTATGCAGGTAGTTCTGCAACAAGTATCGACTTAAATGATATTGCTTCTGCAACAAACACTGCTTCTGCTTTTAGTGTGCTAATAATGGATATTTTAGATTACACCGATACAAATAAATATACAACCACAAGGGGTTTATTAGGTAGAGAATTTAATGGTTCTGGACAATTAGAATTAAATTCAGGTTTATATCAAAAAACTACTGCAATTTCTTCTATTACTTTTGCTTTGGGTGCTAACGACTTTGCACAATACACTCAGTTTGCTTTATACGGAATTAAGGGAGCATAACAATGGCTGCAGGCGCAACATACGAACCAATAGCGACAACTACTTTAGGTAGTTCTTCAACAGATGTAGAATTTAACACTATTAGTTCTGCCTATACGGATTTAGTATTAGTTATTGATGGTAAAGACACTACTTCTACATACTCTCCATATATTCAATTTAATGGCGACACAACCACTAATTACTCAATAACGAATTTGTATGGCACAGGTTCAGCAGCGGCGAGCAACAGAAGTTCTAGCACTTCAACTCCTTATTTGGGCAGTCTAGGTACTAGCCGAGGCAATATGATAATTCAAATACAAAATTATGCTAATACCACAACATATAAAACAGCATTAGTCCGCATAAATGCAGCAGATTTTAGAACTTATGCAAGTGTTGTTTTATGGCGCAAATCTCCTGAAGCAATAAACAGGGTTAATATAAAAATGGAAGCAAGTGGCAACTTTGCAACAGGCTCAACCTTTACACTCTACGGAATTGCGGCGGCATAATGGCAAATACATATACTTTAATAGAAGCTAAGACTTTAAGTACCACTACTTCAAGCGTTACTTTTAGTACAATCCCACAAACTTACACAGACTTAAAACTAGTGTGGAGTGGCAGACAATCCCGAAATGTTTTTACAGCAGGTTACACTTTAGTTCAATTTAACAGCAGCACTTCAGGATATACATATATAACCCTTCAAGGTGAAGGTTCAGGTACTCCTGCAAGTCAAACTCAAGCAGGTTTAACTACTGACGGAATTATTATTGGTGGAGTGGATAACAGTAATAACACCGCTGATAGTTTTGGGTCTAATGAAATGTATGTACCTAATTACACCTCAGCCAATTACAAATCGGTAAGCGGTGAAGGTGGTAGCGAGCAAAACGCAACAGGTGTTTTAATGTTATTCACCGCTGGCTTATGGTCAAACACAGCCGCTATTACTTCAATTACCTTAAAACCTTGGGTTGGTAGTTATTTTGATTGGCTCGCTAATTCAACATTTTACCTATACGGAATATCTAAAACATAAGGAGAAACAATGCCAACTAAACTAATAATCAACTGCGAAACTGGAGAGCAAACTGAGGTGGAATTGACTACCGAGGAAATCGCTCAAAGACAAGCAGACGCTGAGGCGTATGAGGCTGAGAAAAAAGCCAAAGATGCTGAGTTAGTCGCACAGGCCAAAGTAAAGGCTGATGTTTTAAAAAGGTTAGGGCTTACAGAAAATGAAGCTAAAGCTTTATTATCTTAATGACAGGTGATGGCGATAATTAGGGAAATCACTAGCCCGAATGGATGGCCGGCTAGTGAAGACCGCAATGCTATCGGCATACAATCTTTTGTTATACCTGGCACTAAGCTAAAAATTGCTTGTGCCAAAGATGTGGCACCCATACTCGTTGCATTTTGTAAAGAGTTTCATGAGCTTGTAGAGCCGATAGATCAAGGTCAATTAGATGACTGGGGTTATGCCTTTAGAATGACAAGAGGATCTGACAAAGTTTTAAGTAATCACAGCTCCGGTACAGCGGTGGATCTTAATGCTTTAAAACATCCACTAGGCAAGTCAAATACATTTAACAAAGAACAGTGTAATAT